CCCACGAGTATCCGCATGAACGCGGCTTTTCCCAGCACGTTCATCATGCGCCAGAACGTGGCCTACAACGCCACGTTGTTGGAAATCCGTTCCACAGGGCCCGCCGATCTAGTAGGCTTCTATGTGCGCTCGTCGGTGGGAAGCTACGCGCTGGCCACCGGAGACACCCCTCCGACCGGGGTGGACGCCGTCCTGGACTGGGACGAGACTGCGAGCTACGGTCGTGTGCGGTTCACTGGACGACCGCTCGTTGGCACTGCCGGCCCTGCTAAGAGCAGCACGTACACGGTGTACTACACCGACGGGGTCAACCCCGATGTCGTGCTGGCTACGCTCTCCGTTGCCTGGCAGGTCGTACCCTGACGCACATGGAAAACACAACGATGAACCACCAGGTCGAAACATGGCTTGAGGCAGGCGCCAAAGTGGCGCCCCCGGCCGGAGTGGCTGTGCTCAAAATCTTCGGTTTCCACATCGAAGACATCGTGCTGCTGCTCACGCTGCTGTACACCGTACTGCTGGTCACGCACAAGATGTGGCATATGTCTCTCGAGGCGTACGACTTCTGGGTGCGCAAGAAGCGCCCGTGGAACCGTATCGACCGGGCGCTGCTGGACGAGGAGTAACTCGATGAATGTACTGCGCATTGTCATCCCCGGGCTGTCGCTGTCCGCGATGGCGTTCGTCGGCCTGCTGCTGAGCGAAGGCTACACGGACACTGCGGTCGTGCCTATTGCGGGCGACCGCCCTACCGTGGGTTTTGGCAGTACGTTCAAGGAAGACGGCTCCCCTGTCAAGATGGGGGACACCATCACGCCCCCCAAGGCGGTCGCGCGTTCTCTTGACCACATCCAGAAAAGCGAGGCAGTACTCAAGAAGTGCGTCACGGCGCCTTTGTCGCAGGCGGAGTACGACATCCTGGTGGACTTCAGCTACTGGCGCGGTGCCAACGGAGCGTGCCGCTCCGACGTGGTCAAGCACATCAATGCCCAGCGCTACGCGGATGCCTGCGCAGCGTACCTGCTGCTGGACAGCCGGCGCGCGGCGGGGAAGGACTGCTCGCTGCCTGGCAGCGGGTGCCGCGGGGTGTGGCTGCGCGCGCAAGAGCGCAACCGCAAATGTATGGAAGTGCAGTGATGCCTGACGTCCGCAACCTTCTGATCTACGCGCTGCTGGCGCTGCTGGCCGCTGTGGGGTATGTCGCTTTCTCCAAATCGTTGGAGCTGGCGTCCTTGGAGCGTGACGTGTCTCAGGAGCGCCAGGCCGCGGCAGAGACTGCGCTGGCCCAGGCACGTACACTGCGCGAGCGCGAGCAGGCGCTACGTGCGGACATCGACAGTTTGAAGGAGAGCACCGGTGAAAAAATCCAAAGCCTTTCTCGTGCCAATGCCGCTCTTGTTGATGAGCTGCGCAAGCGCCCCCAGCGCCCCGCCGCCATGCCAGTGCCACCTCCAGCTCCCGCCGCTGACAACCCCGTCGCGCATGGCACTGGAGCAGGACTCTATCAAGAGGACGCAGTATTTCTTGCAGGGGAAGCTGCCGTCTCAGCCGAACGCCTCGAACTCCTCCTTGAGTGCCGCGCCGGCTACGAAAAACTGAGGAACGCGTATGACGCTCAAGACCCTTAAATTCAAGCCTGGCATCACCCGCGACACCACGACCTATGCCGCCGAGGGCGGCTTTTACGCGTGTGACAAGGTGCGGTTCCGCTCAGCCTCGGCAGAGAAGATCGGCGGGTGGCAGCGCTTCTCGGACTACACCTATCTGGGCACCGCGCGCGACCTGTGGAATTGGGTGACGCTGCTGGGCAACAACTACCTGGGCATCGGCACCGAGCGCAAGTACTACGTAGAGGAGGGGGGCGCGTACTACGACATCACGCCCATCCGCGCCACCGCCGTGCTCAACAACCCCTTCACGGCTACCAACGGCAGCAGTGTCATCAACGTGCTGGATGTGGCACACGGCGCTCGCACGGGGGACTTCGTGACGTTCGCCAACACTGTCACGCTGGGGGGCAACGTCACCGCGGTGGTGCTGGACCAGGAGTTCGAGCTGACTGTGGTGGATGCCGACAACTACACCATCACCGTCTCGGTGGTGGCCAACGCCACGGACGCCGCCGGTTCACCTGGCGGGGGGGCCACGGTCGACGCCGAGTACCAGGTCAACACGGGCTACACCGTCTACTCTGCCGGCCTGGGCTGGGGGGCGGGGCCATGGTCGCGCGAGGGCTGGGGCGACCCTTATTACGCGCCGGACTTCGGCACCTTCCGGCTGTGGAACCACTCCAACTTCGGCGAGGACCTGATCTACGGCCCCCGTGGGGGCCCGCTGTACGTGTGGGACGCGTCCAACTACCCGCCAGGCCCCTCCAACCGCGGCACGCTGATCACCGGCAGCGACGTCCCCCTGTTCCAGAACGCGCTGATCGTCTCTGACCAGTCGCGGTTTGTCGTGGTGTTCGGCACCAACGACATCGGTTCCTCCACGACGAACCCCATGCTGATCCGCTGGAGCCAGCGCGAGGACTACACCGACTGGACGCCGGGACCCACGTCATCGGCCGGCAGCCTCGCGCTGTCCACCGGCTCCTACATCGTCACCGCCGCGCAGTCGCGCCAGGAGATCGTTACCTGGACGGACTCGGCGCTGTACTCGGTGCAATACCTGGGCGTGGATGGCTTCGGCGCGGACCTGGTGGCGTCCAACATCTCGATCATGTCGCCCAAGTGCTGGGCGATCGCCAACAACGCGGTGTACTGGATGGGCGTCGACAAGTTCTACGTCTACACGGGGCGCGTCGACACGCTGCCGTGCACCATCTGGGCCGAGGTATTCAAGAGCATCAACGTGCAACAGGCGTACCAGGTGTTTGCCGGCACGAACGAGGGTTTTAACGAGGTGTGGTGGTTCTACTGCTCGCGGGACGCCACGTCGCCGGACAAGTACGTCATCTACAACACGTTGGAGCAACTGTGGACGTACGGTACCATCGAGCGCACCGCCTGGCTGGACAGCGGCTTGCGCTCCAACCCCATGGCAGCGACGGGGAACACCATGGTGTACCACGAGGTCGGCTACGACGACAAGACCACGGCCACGCCGGCGCCGATCGCCGCGTATCTCGAGTCCGCGGATTTTGACATCGAGGATGGGGAGCAGTTCGCCTTCGTGTGGCGCATCATCCCGGACGTGAAGTTCGACGGGTCGACGATGCCCAACCCATCCGTCAACATGACGCTGCGTACTCGGCGCAACCCGGGTGCTGCCTACAGCACCACACCCAACCCCGTGGTGCGGGAGCTGACCATCGACGAGTACACGCAGTACGCCTACGCGCGGGTGCGTGGACGTCAGATGGCGTACCGGATAGAATCCGGGGACCTCGGCGTCTTCTGGCAGCTGGGTGCGCCTCGAATCGACGTTCAACCGGATGGAGCACGATGAACCAGCGCACCTACCTGCCGCAGCCACCCCGGGAGTACAGCCCCCAGTACATGGACCAGCTGCTGCTGGTCCTGCGGCGTTTCTTCAACCAGCTGACCACGCGCCAGGCAGTGCAGGCGTCGACGCTCAATTTCGACCTCAGCACGCTGCCCACGGAGGCGGACATCGCGGACCTTGTGCCCGGTGACGTGTACGTGGACACGACGGCCAGCAACGTCCTGAAGGTGAAGACGTAATGGCAGAGGACATCGACGACGCATACGTACGCGCCATGGCGCGTGCCGGCCAGAGTGTGCCTGGCAGCGCCGGGATCAGCGCACTCACCCCGCAGAACCTGGCCAAGGTAGACGCCTCCGTGGCAACCCCGGTGCTGGCACCACAGGCGGGCCAAACGTCTCCCCTAGTGCAGAAGGCCACCACGACCGCCCCGGCCGGAGCCACGCCACAGACATCGTTCACCCCGCTCAAGTACACCGAAGGCGCGGTCACGCCCAAGGACGCCGCGGGCACCGACTATCTGCTGTGGGGTGGGGACGACAAGTACTGGGTGGACCCCACTTCGTTCAACAACGTCTACGCGCAGCTCAAGCGCCAGCATGACGCCATTTCCAAGACGGAGAACGGCAGCCAGTTCTACGGTGGCGGTGCCTGGGCCGACAACGACGTGCTGCGCGACATGGCGCTGAATCTGGCTGCGTCCGGCGTATCTGACGTGCGCCAGCTGGGCCAGGGCGACGTTAGCGCTGGCAACGAGCGCCCCGTGGTCAAGGAGGGCGGGAAGTATTTCTTTGCGCCGGCCGGTGAGAGCTACGAGCTGGGTCCGCAGCTGACTGATGCCGAGGCGGCCAAGGTGTACGAGAAGGACGGCCAGCTGTACGCGACGCCACTGCGCGCGGGCATCATCAACAAGGACACCGGCCAGGGTATCCTGTCCCAGTACGGCGAGCGCACCGGGGGCAACCTGTGGGGTGGCACCTACTCGGG